GGGGGGCTGTCACTTCCAGATGGCCCCCCACCCAAATCGCGCCTCACCTTGGAAATTCTCCGGGGGTATATTTCGATTTGGGTTTTGGCTTGCCCCAGCCCTGTTAGTTCTCACGCCTGTTTCTTTGCTCCTTTCCAGGCGCGGGTTGGGGCAGGCGAAAACTCAGATCGAAGTATTAGAAAGGACGCGAAATGGTCAAAAAGAAGACCAAAACACCTCGGTCTCCCGAGGAAGCTGAACGAATGGCTATCGTTGCCGCCATGGACATTGCTACACAGCAGATTCTTGACGGCACTGCAAGCAATTCAGTGATCCTCCATTTCCTTAAGCTGGGTTCTAGTCGAGAAAGACTGGAACAAGCTCGACTTGAGGCAGACACAACACTCGCTAAAGCCAAGGTTTCGGCTCTCGAGTCCGCAGCAAGGACCGAAGAGCTGGTCTCTGAAGCATTGGCAGCCTTTAAACTGTACTCTGGAGATTCAGATGCTGAGTTACGATGAATTGAGCCATCTGCATACGTTTGAAGAGCGGCTCGAATATTTGTCGCTTGACGGAGTATTTTTCGGAGAGACATTCGGCGGATCGAGGTGGTTGAACCAGGCTTTTTACCAAAGTGACGTTTGGCGAGAAGCCCGAACACGAGTAATTGCGCGGGATCTTGGTTGCGACTTGGGGCTTGAGGGATACGAGATCCACGACGGCATTGTTGTGCATCATATAAACCCTCTAACTCCGAGCCAGTGCGAGCGTTTCGATCCATGTATGTGGGATCTCAACAATCTTATTTGCGTGAGTCGAGACACCCACAACGCAATCCACTACGGAACCAAGGCGTTGGCTCTCGATGATTTCAATCCGAGATCACCCGGCGACACCAAACTATGGTAGGTGAGTAGATGACTATCCTCGAAGATACGAAGACCTACCTCGGGTTGATGGAGGATGATGTATCGTTTGACAGCGAAATCAAAGATGCAATCGACAATGCTTTGGCAGTAGCAGTACAGCTAAACCACGAAGCAGAATCCATCCAATCTTCCGAGGCAGATTACCCCGCCACGGCTCTCGGTCGAATTTTACGTCAATACGTGAACTACTCAGTTCGCCTGGCGTTTGACCCGCCTCAGACCTCATTTGCTATCAAGGCGATTGAGGCTCTGAAGCAAGAGTCGGAATGGCGGTTAACCATTCAATGACTGGGAGAAAAACCATGAGCGAAGATTATCTGGCTCATTACGGGGTGCTCGGCATGAAGTGGGGCGTCCGTAAGAAGACTGAATCTTCTGGCGGAGGCGGACTTCGTTCCGTCGAAGAGAAGAAAAAGATCGGCGAAGCTGTCAATGCAGAGGCATTCAAAAAGGAACGCGCTAAGGCTGAGAAGGCTGCCGAGAAGGAACGCAAGAAGCACGAATCCGAGCTGAAGAAGGCTGCCAAGGCTGCCGCGGCTGCGGCGAAGAAGGCTGCTTCTGCCGCGAAGAGGGGGGCTAAAGCCGCATCCGAAAAGCACGCTGCAAATAAGGCTAAGCGGGCTCAGGAGGCTGCCGAACGAGCACGCAAGAAGCTTGAGAATCAGAAGCTGCGCGAAGCACGCAAGGTTGAAGCCGAACGTAAGAAGAAGCAGAGGGAAGCTGAGCGAGCTGAGAAGAAGCGTCAGGCTGAAGAGAAGAAAGCTGCCAAGGAAGCCGAGAAGAAGCAGAAAGAACTCGAGAAGCAGCGAGTTCCTAAGGGCGGTATTACCGCTGCTTTTCGGAAGGAAGCTCCTCGTCACTTGTCCTCGACTGATCTGATCGAGCAGAACAAGCGTCTGAATCTCGAGAAGCAGAATTACGAGCTGAAAGAAAAGCTCAAGGAGTACGAGAATCAAAATAGGAGTGTGCTAGCCAAGACCGCGGACCTCTTCATCGACGAGGCTCGAAAGAACCTGACAAAGTACGCGGCCCGTACGGCAACTGACATGCTCACCGCGGCGCTCGACTCCAAGCTCAAGGGCACCGAGTATGCTGGCATCGCCAAGATGGCTAAGGACTCGTTCAACCTCGATGCAATCCTTAAGAATTCGATAGACAAGAAAAAGTAGGTATGGCACTTTCTAATACCGCCACACCTAAATACTACGCCGAGTTTCGTGAAAAGGTACTCGCCGGAGAAATCCCCGTCTCTCGCACAATTGAGATGGAGATGAACCGCATTGACGACCTGATCGCCAATCCAAGGTATTACTACGACGACAAAGCCATCGACGGTTTCATCGCTTTCTGCGAGAATGAGATGACCCTTGTCGACGGTAGCGATTTGTCTCTGCTCGATTCGTTCAAGCTATGGTCTGAATCGTTGTTGTCGTGGTTTTACTTTGAAAAAGTAACTAAATTCGTCCCGGATGAAAATGGTCACAACGGCAAGTATTTGCAGGTGGATGTTAAGCGGCGTCTCGTTAACAAGCAATACCTAATTGTTGCCAGAGGCGCAGCAAAATCCATGTACATGGCATTCATACATGCTTACTTCCTTACAATCGACCCCGCAACGACCCACCAGGTGGCGACCGCACCGACCATGCCACAGGCGGAAGAAACACTATCCCCTTTTAAGACTGCCATCACGCGCAGTAAGGGACCTCTATTCAAGTTTCTTTCTGCCGGTACGGTCCACGCTACGGTGGGAGCAAAAGCCAATCGGTCTCTGCTCACTCCAACTAAGAAAGGAATTGAGAACTTCTCAACGAATTCGTTGCTTGAAGTTCGCCCGATGAACGTGGACAAGCTTCAGGGCCTTCGCACAAAGGTGAATACCATTGATGAGTGGCTGTCTGGCGATGTTCGTCAGAACGTCATCTCAGCTTTGGAACAGGGTGCTTCAAAAGTGGACGACTGGGTTATCCTGGCTGTATCGTCGGAGGGTACAGTCCGTAACGGTGTCGGTGATTCCATCAAAATGGAATTACTTTCGATCCTTAAGGGCGAGTACTACGATCCACACACTTCGATCTGGTATTACCGACTGGATGATGTGAGTGAGGTCGCCGACCCCAATATGTGGATTAAGGCGCAGCCGAACTTAGGAAAGACTGTATCTTACGATACATATCAAAGGGACGTTGCCCGAGCCGAAAATGTTCCTTCGGCAAGAAACGATATTTTAGCAAAACGATTCGGCATCCCGTGTGAGGGATATACGTACTTCTTCACTTACGAGGAAACGATCCCTCACAATCCCCGGGAATTCTGGCAGATGCCGTGTTCTATGGGCGCAGATCTCTCTCAAGGAGATGATTTCTGCGCGTTCACGTTCTTGTTCCCGTTACCGACAGGTGATTTCGGGGTCAAGACTCGAGCGTACATCACGACGAGAACGTTCGACAAGCTACCAGCTGCCGGACGTGCGAAGTATGAGTCATTTATCAGAGAAGGTTCGCTCCAGGTCATGGATGGGACAATTCTTGACATGATCGAAGTCTACACCGATCTCGACGAGTACATCTTGAGATCTGAATACGACGTTAGATCGTTTGGGTATGACCCATACAACGCCAGAGAATTTGTTGAACGTTGGGCGACTGATAATGGTCCTTATGGCATCCATAAAGTTATTCAGGGTGCCCGCACTGAGTCAGTTCCGTTGGGTGAACTCAAGAGTTTGGCTGAAGACCGAAGACTCATCTTTGATCAGGAACTATTCTCATGGGCAATGGGTAACACCATTACCCTCGAGGACACTAACGGTAACCGGAAGATCCTCAAGAAGAGGATGGACCTTAAAATTGACTCGGTTGCGGCACTCATGGATGCATGGGTCGCATACCGTAACCAGCTAGACGACTTTAGTTGAGAGGAGGTTATATGGGTATAATGTCCCGCTTGACACGTGCATGGAACGTGTTTGTACATGATCATCCTGAGCGATACGCTCGGAGCAACTCCAGTGAATACAGACCAAGTTACCGATCTATCGGTTCAACTAATTTGGTCCAGACTTTGTATAATAAAATCGCACTTGACGTATCGAACACACCGATTCGACACGTCAAGGTAGATCAAAATGGCAGGTACGACTCCGAAAAGGATTCAAACCTTAATGAGTGCCTGTCACTCATGGCCAATATTGACCAGACATCCAATTCACTGATCTACGAACTTGTATACACCATGCTCGAAACTGGAAGTGCTGTTCTGGTTCCGGTTGACACCGATACAGCCCTGAACGAAGAAGGATCGTTCGATGTTCTGTCACTTCGGGTTGGGCGTATCGAGAGTTGGTACACGGACTCAGTTGATGTGAATCTGTATAACGACCGTACGGGAAATCGAGAGACAATCCGTATCTCGAAGAACTCTGCTGCAATTGTGTATTCACCGCTGTATGATGTGACATCCGCGAACAACTCTCTTGCAAATAGGCTAGCTCGAAAGCTCGACGCACTAGATGCGATCGACAATTCGGCTCTAGGTAAGAAGCTTGATTTGATTATCCAGCTCCCATACTCAGTCCGAGGCGAACTGCGTCAGCAGCAAGCTGAGACTCGACGGGAAGCAATCGAGCAGCAGCTTCGGAATTCCGAAATCGGTGTGGCCTATGTCGATGGAGCCGAGAAGATCACACAGCTCAACAGACCAGTTGAGAACAATCTTCTGGATCAGGTGAAGTATCTGTCTGAGCAGCTATACAACGCTCTGGGACTAACTGAATCAGTCGTAAACGGTACTGCTGACGCCGAGACCAATCTGAGTTATTACAATAGGACTGTCAAGCCGATTCTGGATACAATTACAAAATCGGCGACAATGGTTTTCTTGACCAAGACTGCGAGATCTCAGGGACAGCGGATCATCTATGTCCGCGATCCATTCGCGGCAACGTCATTGGACTCGATTGCCTCAATGGCGCAAACATTCATCACCAACCAGGTGATGACGCCGAATGAAATTCGAAGCATCATTGGTTTGCCGCAATCGACGGATCCCAAGGCGGATCAGTTGGCGAATCCCTATACATCATCCGCGAATGCGGATCAACGATCTAACGAGGAAGGTCAAAATGACAGCACCTGATGGAACTGCAGATTTCGATGGGTGGGCAACCGTTGCCAATGTCAAGTGCTCGGATGGGCGTGTCATCGCTCGCCAGGCATTTGAGCAGAACGATGGGGGCGTTGTCCCCCTCGTCTGGCAGCATGGTCACGACAACGTGACCAACGTTTTGGGTCATGCCCAACTTGAAAAGAAGCCGGAGGGTGTTTACGCCTATGGCTTCTTCAATGGCTCTGCTCAGGCGGAGCATGCACGTGAACTAATCGAGCACGGCGATGTGACCTCCTTGTCTATTTTTGCCAATCACTTGAGGCAGGAAGGCAATATTGTTCGACATGGCAACATTGTCGAGGTCTCGCTGGTTCTGAAGGGTGCTAACCCCAAGGCCACCATCGAGAACGTGTCTATGGCTCACAGTGACGGCGATGGGTATTCGGCGATCATCAAAATGGGTGACGACGATGCAGTTCATGAAGACTTCGAAGGGTCCGAGGACTCCGAAGACTCCGAAGATAAGTCTCCTGATGGAGACAAGACCATCGGTGAGATCCTTTCGACTCTCTCCGACGAACAGATGGAGGCGGTCAACTACCTGATCGCAGCCGCTATTGATGGGGAGTCTGAAGACTCCGAAGACACCGACGAAGAAAACAATGAAGGAGACGATATGAAGCACAACGTCTTTGAAGGGGATAAGGCACCCGAAAACGTGCTGTCCCACGCAGATTTCGCCGAGCTTGTTGAGACGGCTAAGCGAAACAACTCGACGCTTCTGGAAGAGCTGCGTCATGCCGATTACGGCATTGAAAATATTGGGTATCTCTTCCCAGATGCCAAGAGCATCTCGGACGAGCCGAGGTTCCTGGACCGGGACCAGTCTTGGGTTTCGGTTGTCATGAATGGTACCAAGCACAGTCCGTTCGCACGTATCAAGTCTATCTTCGCGGACATCCGCGATGATAAAGCCCGTGCGAAGGGTTACGCAAAGAAGGCGCAGAAGAAGACTGACGAAGTCATCAAGCTTCTGACTCGCACCACTTCTCCAACAACCATCTACAAGAAGCAGCGTCTCGACAGGGACGACATTGTCGATATTACAGACTTCAATGTCGTGTCCTGGCTTAAGGCCGAGATGAAGGGTAAGCTCTCGGAGGAAATTGCCCGGGCCATTCTCATTGGGGATGGCCGACAGATGACGGATCCCGATCGAGTTGACGATGAGGCGATTCGCCCCATTATCAAGGAGAACGACCTCTATGCGATTCACAAGTCGCTTGAGGCTACTACCACCGATGAGACGCTTGTTGACGACATCGTCATGGCATCGGCTGACCTCGAAGGATCTGGCTCGCCGATCCTGTTCATCTCGAAGAAGCGGCTCGTTCGTATGCTTCTCCTGAAGGACAAGAACGGTCGCCGCATTTACGACACCGAAGCAGCGCTCACAGGTGCTCTCGGTGTCACGAAGATTGTGACGGTGCCCCAGTTCGATGGACTGGAGCACGAGCTCAAGGGCGCACCCCACGAGCTTCTGGGCATTGTCGTGGATCTCCGCGACTATACCATCGGGTCGAACGCCGGCGCAGAGCTCGGTATGGCGGAGACATTTGATCTCGATTTCAACCAGTACAAGTACCTCGCCGAGACGCGCCTGTCTGGCTCTCTGACTGCGCCCTATTCGGCTCTGACGATTTCTCGCAAGAAGGCCTGATTCAATGTCACGCTTCAGCGGTAAGCTGGGCTTTGTGATGACTCAGGAGACGGAGGAAGGTGTTTGGCTCGAGAACATTGTTGAGCTTCCAGCTAAGGGGACTATCCGTAGTCTCTATGTCAGGAACGACAACAACACAACAGTCAACACCAACCTCCGTCTCACGAACGAGATTTCTATTCTGCTGGATTCGAAGATCCAGACATATTTGGAGACACTCAAGTATGTCGTTTATAAAGGATCAAAATGGGAGGTACAATCCGTTGGGGTGGCCTATCCGAGGCTTACTATCAACCTAGGAGGTCTCTATGCGCACGTATAAAGACCTCCTGTACCTACTCCAGCAGGCCGTTAAACACAATCGCGTTTACTTCCAACCTCCAGAGAATCTGAAGATTGGATACCCCGCAATTGTTTTTCACCTTTCAAAGATCGAAGTGGAACACGCTTCAGATGTGCCATACAAAGGCGCCCGGGAGTACTCAGTTACTCTGATCACGAAAGAACCAGAACCCGAGGCGATCGACGAGATTCTCAAGATCCCGTACTCGTCTCTCGATCAGACATACGTTAGCGACGGAATGAATCATTTCGTCTTCTCCGTATACCTATAAGGAGATACACATGCCGCAAATCAAGTGGGACGAAGAAGGTACCCATATTTACCACACCGGCGTGTCGAAGGGTGTTCTGTTCCCCTTCGATAATGCCCAGAACCGCTATGGACAGGGCGTGGCCTGGAACGGCCTCAAAAGTGTAACCGAAACCCCGGAAGGCGACGAGTCTTCCGATATTTACGCCGACAACCTGAAGTACTTAACGCTTCTGTCGGCACCGAGCTTCAAGTTTACAATTGAAGCATATACGTACCCTGACGAGTTTGCGTTGTGTGATGGCACAGCGCAGCTCGTCAAGGGTGTGACTCTTGGCCAGCAGCCTCGCACGCGATTCGCGTTCTCTTACTGTACGCGACTCGGAAACGATACGAAGGGCGATTCCTACGGGGAGCTCCTTCACATCATCTACGGTGCTATGGCCGCACCATCGGAGCGTGCTTATAACACGGTTTCAGATAGCCCTGAGGCTATTTCGTTCTCGTGGGAGTGCTCCACCATTCCCGTCCAGCTGGACGGTTTCCAGCCCGTTTCGGTCGTCACCGTTGATTCTTCGAAGCTCGATGCCCAGAAGTATAAGAAACTCACGGACAAGCTGTATGGCGTGTCCGCGGGTGCAGGTGGCGCGGCGGTTCCGACGCTGGTCATGCCTAACGAGATTCGTACGCTTCTGGCGTGATCTCGTTAGAGCTGAAGTTTGAGGGAGAGGAGCGGTTCGACGAGCGTAGCAATACGTTTGTTACACTGGAGCCATTCACTGTTACTCTTACGCATTCACTGTCCGCAGTGGCTGAGTGGGAATCGGTCTACAAGAGATCGTTCCTGGAAACCCCGCCGCAGACGGGTGAAGAGTTGGTGTATTACATCCAATGTATGTCGGACCGCCCTCTCCCTCGCGACTTTGTTAAGCGCTTGGACCAGTCGGTCCAAGTCAAAATAGCAGACTATTTGTCCGATAACGCAACGGCGACAGTTCTATGGAATCCGCCTTCGAACGGAGGACCCAGAGATGTCATGACCAGTGAGCTGATTTACTGGTATATGACTCAGTTGGGCATCCCATTTGAGTGTGATAAGTGGAACCTGAATCGACTACTTACGCTGATTCGTCTCGCCGCAGCCAAACAAAATAACCAAAAGCCAGACGCCCGGGCTTCTGCAGCCCAGCGTGCAGCTATGAACCAAGCCCGTAGGGCTAGAACAGGGAGTAGAGGATGAATGATATTCCTGCAGATGCTCAGCGACCTGCTGGGCCTGATCCGCACGAGGATTCTGATCGACAAGTTTTTGAGGGAGCGCGATCTTGAGCAAGATTGATGAAGTGCTCAGTCATGCATCGTACCGTATTGGGTACTATGCTCCAGACGACCCCGAACCTGGCAGTGAGGCAGGCCGTTGGCTTGCCAAGAAGATGAACCAGCCATGGTTGGCCGGTCCGTCTGAGTCGGTCTGGTGGTGTATGTGTTTCGTCAGTATGTGTTTCGACATGGCTGGCGAAATCGACGCCATCGGTGGCTTCAGCTACAATACTGATGTCACTCGCAATCGTATGACCGAGGTCGACATCGAAGACGCTCAGCGAGGAGACGTCGTTCTCTTCGACTGGGATTCCGATGGCGCCACTGACCACGTTGGCATCGTCGAAGCGAACCTGGGCGGGGGATGGCTCCAGACGATTGAGGGCAACACAAGCCCCTCGAACGCCGGTTCCCAGAGCGCCGGTAACGGCGTCTACCGTCGCCAGCGGTACTACGGTATCGCATGTGTCCTTCGTCCGAAGTGGTCCGACGAAGAGTCTGAGGATTCTTCCGAGGGAACAAACGCGATGAACGATGCTTGGTGGGGGCGTGCGACCACGTACGCACTTCAGGCTTCTCTCAACACTCCTGCTGATGGCATCATCTCCGATCAGGACATTGATGCGGAAGACGATGTCACTCGTGCGGGCACTGGTTGGGAGTTCACCGAGGATCCTGAGGAAGGTTCTGAGGTAATTCGCGCCATGCAGGACCGACTCGGAGTTGAGGTCGATGGTTTCATCGGCCCCGACACGATTTCCGCTCTTCAGCAGCGCCTTCGTAACCGAGGACATAATCTCGAAGTTGACGGCGTGTGTGGGTACCGTACTGTGGAATGTCTGCAGTACGAACTCAATAAGGGCACGCTCTGGTGGTAATTTGAAAGGAGGGCTGCCATGATCGAGATGAAGTTCGATGGTCAGTTTGACATGTCAAAATGGTTGTCACAAGTCAAGAATAAGAAGCTGCGCGACACATTGGCGACGGCTGGCGAACGCGGCGTGGCAGCCCTCCGGGCCAATACACCGGTTGGTACCGGTAAAACTGCCAATTCATGGAAGTATAAAGTAAAGCAAACCAAACGAGGGGTTAAGATCGTTTGGTACAACACCAACATCAATAATAAGGTCCCTATTGCGATCATCTTGCAATACGGACATGGTACTCGACAGGGTGGCTACGTCCAGGGTAAAGACTATATCAACCCTGCGATGAAGCCTATATTCGACGACATCGACCGAGCAGTTGGGAGGGCTATCAATGGGTAGAAGTATTGAGAATAAAGTTGTGTCTCTTGAGCTCGACGACTCTAAATTTACATCTCGTGTCGATGGAGTTCTGCGAAACGTTGACCGACTCAAGTCGGGAATGAACTTCAAGCAGAGCACCGACGGTCTGGACAATGTCGGCAAGGCAGCCCAGGACGCGTCCAAGCGTATGGGCGGTATCGCCGACGGAGTTAAGAATGTAAATACCTCCATCGTTAACAACAGCACGACTGCAGCAGCTGCTACTGCGAACGTCGGAGCTGCTGCGAAGATATCGTCGACTAATTTTTCCATGCTCGCCGGCGCTGCATCGGTGGCCATGGGTAATATCGCATCCAAGGCTCTCATGGCAGGTGGGTCGGTCCTCTCTTCGTTCACTTTCGGCCCTATCATGGATGGCTTCCGCGAATATGAAAACCAATTGAATGCTGTTCAGACTATTCAGGCGAACACATTCAGTAAAGGTGAGACCACGGCCACTATCAACGCCGCTCTTGACGAGCTAAACCGGTATGCCGACAAGACGATCTACTCATTTACAGAGATGACTCGTAACATCGGCATGTTTACCAGTGCCGGCGTGGGTCTGAAGGACTCGGTGGCCGCAATCAAAGGTCTGTCAAACGTGGCAGCTATGTCTGGCTCTACGTCTGAGCAGGCTGCTACTGCAATGTATCAGTTGTCGCAGGCACTGTCAACAGGTGTTGTGAAGCTTCAGGATTGGAACTCGATCGTGAACGCCGGAATGGGTGGCGAGCAGTTCCAGGAAGCCCTGAAGCGAACTGCGCGAACCTACGGCGTCGAAGTCGATAAGATGATCGACAAGGCTGGGTCGTTCCGAAACTCTCTTTCGAGCGGGTGGCTCACCTCCGAGATCATGATTGAGACTTTGACCCAGTACACGGGTGATTTGTCTCGCGAGCAGCTGTTGAACGCGGGTTACACCGAGCAGCAGGCTGACGAAATCATGCGTCTCGCAGATACCGCGAACGATGCTGCTACAAAGGTTAAGACTTTCTCGCAGCTGATCGATACCACGGCCGAGGCTCTCGGCTCCGGATGGGCCTCTATTTTCAGGACTATCTTCGGAGACTTCGAGCGCGCCCGTACGATGTGGACCGCTGTGTCTAATGTCGTCAATGATGGTATCAATAACTTCTTTGACGCCATTCAGGGTATTCTCGATCGCTGGGATCAGCTTGGCGGATGGGAAGAATGGTGGTACGGCCTTGGCGAACTGTGGACTGCCATCGCCAAACCTCTAAAGGCCATCGGTGAAGGATTCTTCAGCGCGTTCCAGGGTGACGCTGGCAAGGCTCTCTACGATTTCAGCTACTACTTCCGTCACTCGATCTCGCAGTGGCTGATGATGTCTGATGACTTCGCCAATAACATTGGCAAGATCTTCAAAATGGCAGGACAAATCATCTCGCCCGTTCTTGAAGTTCTCATTGGGTTTGCTTCGGCCATCGTGCAGATCGGTGTCGCCGCATTCAAGATCGGCGTGATCCTTGCCGGGATCTTCATTAAGCCGATGATCCTGATCGCAGCAAAGGTTGGAGACATTGTCTCCGTCTTCAGTGACTGGTTCGGACAGATGCTCGGCGGGACTGACATCCTAGGCAGCCTGGCTAAGGTCCTCGACTGGATTGTCGACAAGTTCCAGAAGCTTGCTGACTGGATGTACGCTGTTGCGGACGTCACAATTACTCCAATCTTTGACGGTCTCAAGGTGGTCATTGAGGCGGTGCTAAAACCGCTCGGTGAATTCATTGACACAATCAAGACGGCCACTTACAACGTCTTCAAGCCGTTCGGCGATGCCATCTCGAATGTCTTCGGATCGATCTTCGGTTTTGCGACGGGAGCTGGCGGTCCGTTCGAGAAGATCAAGAACATCTTTGGTGGGTTCGGTACGTCTTTCCTCGAGACAATGACAAAGCTCGCTGACACAATCGGACCTAAGTGGTCTGAGAAGGTCAAGAGTTTCTCGGATTCGATTCTCCCGATCAGTGAGACTATCGGTAAGCATCTCGGAGGTGCCGTCGAAAGCGCGGGTAAGGGTCTTAAGAAGTTCTGGGACGATGCCTCTCCTCGATTGGCCGAATCCTGGGCTGAGTCCACAAAGCGAATGAAAGATTCGATTTCGGCGGTCGGCAAGGCCTTTGGTCGAGCCGGTGATACCATCGCTAAGACGTTTGCACCCCAGGTGCAGGCGGTCAAGGAGTTTGGTAAGGCGCTGGGCGACATCTTCGCGAACATCGGGACTCACCTCGACAACAACACCTTCCTATCTTCCATCGGCGACAGCCTCAAGAACATGATGAAGTCGTTCGGCCCCTTCGGGCAACTGATTAACGGCATCATCGATCTGTTCGGGAAGCTCGGCGAACTTACTGGAAAGATATTTGGAGGTTTTGGAGACGAAGCTGACAATGCGGCTAACGGGCTGTCGACCTTCGGTAAGGCAGCCTCTGATGCATTCGATACTCTAGGAGCAGTTGGTGGATTCATCTACACAGCTGCTACTGGGATTGTCGAGTTCTGCTCGTCCGTCGTTGAGGCAATCGCCAATCTGATCACGTGGCTTACCAAGGGTATTGACCAGATCAAGAAATTTGCATCTGAATCTCAGGCATTCGGCGACTTCAAGAAGAACATCGGAAAGGCATTCGACGAGGCGGGTAAGATGATTCAGACTTTCTGGTCTGGTCTCGGCTCCAGTCTTAAAGATCTGTCCATTTCGGATCTCCTTTCGGGTGCTCTGCTCGGTGGCGGTCTCGGCATGGGTTTCAAGACTCTGCAGAATCTTCTGTCTGGCTTCACATCTGTCACCGATTCGTTTAGCGGCATGTTCGACAAGTTTGGGAAGATCGGAGACTCCATCAGTGGCGTCTTCAATTCCTTGACAAGTGCTCTAAAGTCTATGCAGGAAGTGATTAAAGCCAAAGCTCTACGAGAGATCGCAATTTCGGTGGGTATTCTGGCTGCATCACTGTTTGTCCTTGCGATGATCCCGGCTCCTCAGCTAATTCAGGGTGCAGTCGCGATTGGAGTCTTGGCTAAGATTTTGGTCGTCGCTCTATCTCAGATCTCCAATCTGAAGATCAAACCAGCGCAACTGGTCGGGGTAACCGGAGCTCTTAATGCTCTGTCCAGTGCAGTTCTTATGATGTCGTTCGCAGTTGCAATCCTTGGCTCTATGAAGCTAAGCACGGTTGTCCAGGGTATTGGCGCTATCACGGTGCTGGTACTCGGGATGTCGTTTGCCGCTAAGCAGCTCGCAAAGGATTCTGGATCGATTATGGCCGGCGTTGGTTCGATTATAGCCATGGCTATAGCAATTAACATGCTTATCGCCCCAATCATCGCGCTAGGGCTTTTACCGATCAAGGTAATCGCCCAAGGCATCATTGCGGTTGGCGTTCTTATGGGGATTCTGGTTGGCTTTGTTAAACTGCTTAACAAATCGGCCGAAGATCTCGTCAAAATGGGAACCATTTCGCTCATGTTGGTTGCCTTCGCGCTCTCGATTCAAATGCTAACGGCTGCCGTGGTGGCAATGGGACTCATGGACACAGTCAAGATGGTCCAAGGACTGGTTGGTTTGGCTGCGGTAGTATTACTTCTCGTGTCAATCGCGAACCTTATGCCAGCAACGGCCATTGTCGGTGCTGGAGCACTGCTATTGACAGCTCTCGCTATGAACGTAGCGGTCGGAGCAATTGCTTTGATTGCGAATCATGGCTGGAAAGAGATTCTAAGTTCTATCGGTAAGCTGCTTCTTGTCGTTGGAGCAATTGTTGCGGTATCATTTGCGGCACAGGGAGCCATTGTCGGTATCGCGGCGATTACAATGCTCTCATTTGCCTTGCAGATGTTCTTTACGGCCCTGTCTACAGGCGCTGGATTGAGCTGGGATCAGCTATCCAACGGCCTTTGGGCTCTTGGTATTGGTCTTGGTGTTCTCATCGCGGCGGGGTATCTCGCTATCGGTGCAGCCCCCGGTCTGATTGCCTTGGCTGTAGCTATTGGTGTGCTGGGAGCAGTGGTCATTGGTATCGTATCTGCGTTTACGGTACTTGCAATGGTTCTTACGGCCTTCTTGGCTATTGCAGCACTGGCTGGTCCGGCAATCGGGGCGGGTATTGTCGCAATTGCTTCTGGCATCGCAGCGGCAGCAGCTATTCTGGCTTCTGCAGCTCCGGCTATCCAGGCCGCTCTTATCGGAATCTTCACGGCTATCGAGAACGCGGCTCCCGCAATGGGTAACGCTCTCGCGTCCGTGGTACGGGCATTTACCCCTGCGGTGAACGAACTGATTATCTTGGCTGGAGTCGCTATCAGGCAGTTCATCAGTCAGGTATATCAGATCATGAAGCAGAAGATGCCTGAATTGATCCAGATTTGGACGACGCTCATCACAGGTATCCTTCAGACAATTCGTAACGTCTGGCCTGATGTCCTGAAGACAGTCATTGATCTTCTGTTCCAGTTGGTCATGGCGATTGTCGAGAACCAGCCAAAGTTCGCAGAAGCCTATAAGGCCCTGCTGACTGGATGGATCGACACCGTCAAGACCTGTGTTCCGCTGATGGTGGAAGCTCTGCTTACATTGTTGCAGGCTTTACTCGATGGAATCACAGCCAAGATTCCCGATCTAGCTGCGTCGGGCGCAAACCTGATCGCTGCGATGATCAATGGTATGGCCTCTCAAGCAGTCATCATCGTGAATGCTGCTTGGGATGCGCTCATCACGTTTATTAATGGATTTTCCGATGCGATTGATCAGAAGGGACCTGAGCTTCAAGCCGCGGTCAACAAGCTGATTAAGTCGATCATCAATTTCATTAAGAACGGGTTGACAGGCATGGCTAATCAGTTCTCGCCTCAGGCTGGGACGATCGGTCGTAACATCATCAATGGCGTCATCAATGGTGTTTCTTCGGTAGCATCAAACCTTTACAATAAGCTGCGAAACGTAGCCTCGAGTGCGCTTAGCTCGTTTAAGAGTACTCTTGGTATCCACTCGCCTTCGCGTGTATTCGCGACGGCGGCTGGGTTCATCGTCGCAGGCATTGTGCAGGGTATTGACCGGAACCAAAGCGATGCTATTGATGCGATGTCTGGTCTTGCTGATGACATGGTCAACACCATGGCTAACCTGGACACAGATTGGAACCCGGTGATCAAGCCGACTGTTGACTTGTCCGAGGTCGATGGTCTGCAAGATCTCACGATGAACGACTTGAACGCGACGGTTGTTGGAACTTCGGTTCAAAATGGCAGCCAAACGGCTCAGGAGATCCGAGCGCTTCGTGACGAACTGCGTAACAACCAGAAGCCGATGGTCTTCAACCAATACAATGAGTCTCCCAAGGCTCTTGATTTGGCGGATCTATACCGTCAAACTGAGCGTCAGCTCGAGCGAATGAAGAGGATGTAACTACTCATGACATATACGAAGGTCGTTGTAAACACCAGCAATGGCTTAACACTACCTTTTAACCTGAACCGTGTAGATCGGGGTTGGGTTGCTCAAATCTTGAACGGCACCTTCGGCTTAAATCGAGAATACAACTTTACGGGAAATACCGTTACATCGATGTCTGAAAAGCAGATTGACATCAACATGCGTCTGACTCCCGTTGTTTCAATTCCTGAGCGACCCGCGAGATATTATCTCGATTATCTTTCGTCGCCTAGGATTTATACAGTTCAACTTACCGATCCGGATATGGTTGTCCCAGTAGTAGGATATACCAAAAACGAGACAACCACGTATACTAAACCGACCATTTCATATAGTCCCGAAAATTCATTTCTCCAAACCTGCGTTATTCGAGAACTTAAATACAACTATAGTGAATCGCCGGCCACGATCGAATTCACTATTTCAACAAAGTTGCCAATTATGTATGGCTACTCATTCACATTGTATTTTGGTCTCGGGAACCAGAATTGGTATCAGGCATTGTCCGATTTTATTTCGACGACTCAAAATCTCGCCCCGAATATTGGTCCAGTAGATCTCCGCCAACTGAAACTGTCGCTTCCTGCTATCGGAAATCAAAAATACAAAATTTTCGACGATGCAATTAACGACCTGTTTGGTGCTACTCTCCAAGGTAATTCAACTACGAATCCTGGAGTGTTCACTATGAATGGTCTAATTGATGGAACTCGACGTTTTAGTATCGAAGGTGGATACGATGCAAATGCTGCTGCGTGCGTATCATACCAAGCGTACCCAGCTTTCGATATTAGAGATCTGTCAACTTGGTTGCGAAGACTAAAGACTCCGCCGAAGATTAAACTCGATGATGTAGGCAGCGGATATGCAAAATTCGAATTCGTTATGGTGCGAAAAGGTTTATAACAATGCCCAATACAGTTCAAGTACTCGCTGGAAAATCATTTGGAACGTTTTCCACCCTACCAGTGTTTGATATGCTTATCAAAGAGGGATTGTATACAGCATCGCTAACTTTTAGGTCAAAAGGCGTGTTTCCGTATCCTCCTGGGACAGTAGTGTGCTGTTTTATAGCAACACAGACTCCGTTTGTGATCGAAGAGATGACATATGATTCCAACGGAGTCAGTGAAATTCGATGTATTTCTGTTTGGGAGACACTTAAGCGTCGTCATACAGGGCCGTTGCACCCTCAAATGAGGGTAGAGACAATACAACCGACACGGTATTTGCAAGGATTTTTAAACGAAATCAATAAAGACCCGAATAGATGGTTTGTATATTGGCTGGAAAACTATACTGATTCAGGTGCCGATAGTTATACTGTGTCTTACGATCCGTCTAAGAGTATATACGACTACATGTATGAGGCTGCTCTATACAATCAGCTCTATCTCTCTTCCAGTATCAGGCCTAGGTGGGATAACTCTAATAACATTAGTGTTTCGCTAGAATTTAAATCGTTGAATACAAATCAGAGAATTTACGATATAGGTGCATTGGATTCTGTGACGTCTAGGTTAACACGACGGCTCCCGTCTGCTCCGACACACTGGTATATCGAACAGACCAAAGATTACGGCTTTTGGAAGATGGCATCGCGCGGTCGAATTCGTACATGGTACGAAAACAGAGCATACATGCAAGATACCACAGACTGGAAAGGTGCCTACCGGTATGAGTCTGGTTTATCTGGAGGCAAAGACCGCGAGTGGGGCCAGACTACCGAAGAAATTCGGTGCGAGCCACTCAAATCAGTGGTGCTGGATATTGATGAAATCCCATCCGAAAGATTCGCCAACTTAACTATCGGAAGACCGGTCTCGGTGGTTACGATGGGCGTCTTGATAACGGGCTACGTCATCGAGCGTACTATTAGTGGCGGCGATCTCACGACGTATTCGGTCAAGATCCAGCCGGATCGATTCTATGAAAACGGCGAGGAGGTCACCGATAAGTGGATCTGACGAAAATTGCCGAGCTGGCGAATCCGGTTATCACAACTCTGTTAGGTAGCTCCGGAATTTGGATGTGGGCGAAAACAAGATCTGACCGCAACAATTCCGAAGACAAACTGTTGCTTGGAGTCGCCAGGACTCAGCTCATCGCGCTCGGACGTTCATATTTAGAGCGCGGATATATCACAATGGACGAGTACGAGGAGTACGAGGAAGAATACAAGCTGTATTCTGACCTCGGCGGAAACGGACTTGCCCGTCGCGTATTCAAACAGGTAGACGAACTACCTATTATGTCTAACGGCATTGACGGAAGGAATCTCGAATGAATGACAAGACCTACGATATTCTCAAGCGCGTCGCGCTGATTGTCGTCCCGGCTCTGGCTACGTTTGTTAACGCGGTCGGTATCGTGTGGGGGGTTCCCTACACGAACGAGGTGACCGCGACCATCACTGCGTTTGGGGTTTTTCTTGGAGCCGCGATCGGTGTCAGCTCCAAGAACTACGAGCCCGACACACACGGGAACCTCGTCGTGACCAAGCACAATGATGTATATGCTGACTTCACCGCTGAGCCATCCAATCTCAAGGACGGCGACACAATTATTCTGAAGGTCTCAAAGCCGACAGAATAAAAACACAGGACATAGTGAGAAATATCCCTCTCTACGAAAGGACTCACCATGTCTAACGTCGAACGCCTCTACGAACCTGAGGACCTCGAGAACGAGGTGCTTAACTGGCTCGGTGGAGAGGACCCGTCGACCGGTGAATACACCACCGCCGTTGGCAATCTCGAACGACTGCACAAGCTCGCTAAGGACTCTGACCTTAAAGCGAAGCTCATGCCGTCGTCCGAAACAATTGCCAATGGCGTGGTGTATTTGCTCGGTCTTATGGCGGTCCTCAACTACGAACAGACACACGTTCTTGCCTCAAAGGCATTTTCGATGTTGAAGTTCCGTAAGTAGAACTTCTCTGAAGTCTATAATCCTAAAAACCTAGGATTATAGACTTTTTGCCCCTGACATATTTTACGCGCGTCATAATGAGAACTATTCATCCTTCTAATTGAAAGGAATAGCCATGCTTTACACCGCCATTTCCGTCCTCAACGGTTTCGCCTTCCTCAGCACACTCATTGTGCCGATCTGGGCGATTTTCCTGATTGGGGTTGCCGGCTACCTGGCATTTCTGAACAACTGAATACTCAACCTATGACTCTTACAAGGGTTATAGGCTTTAACTAGCAAAAACTAACACAAATTTTACACAACTAATAATGAGAACTATCAACCCTCTTTGAAAGGAACCATCATGTTCAACGCACTCACCATCGTCGTTTGCATCCTCCTCGCCCTCTCTTTCACCTACAACATCTGGCTCGCCTATGTTGCTGACCGCTACGAGAACACCATCAAGAAGATGGCTGCCTCGTACTGGCGCACCTACCGCGACCTCGCTGAAGGCGCATCCAAGGCTGAGGTGCTCGACACTCTCATGCGTGACCTTGATCACGACCTCAATGACTGATCCCTCTACCCTATACACCATACACGGTGTATGGGCTTTGTTTTACACAAATTTTACCTAGTTCCTAATGAGAACTAACAACTCTGAAAGGAACCATCATGTTCGCTGTCCAGGCTCTCGCCATCGCTTTCGGAATCACCTTCCTCCTCGCATCTTCCGTGCTGTACTACGCACGCCTGTTCGGGGCGAAGTGACCTGAATCCTGGCACGCCCAGATCAACACCAAACCTTCAAGATTCAACCTCAAAAGCTCTATAGCCCATACTTGGGTTATAGGCTTTCACATATTTTACGCAGCTACTAATGAGAAATATCAACTCTCTTTGAAAGGACCACTCTCATGTCGAAGTACACCTACTCCTTCGTTGCCGCCGCTACTCTTGCGATCGCCGCACCTGTGTTCTACAACCTCGGCAGGAAAGATCGGACCGCTTTCTACAAGAAGCTGTTCAACTACTCCTGCTACGGTAAGAACCAGATGCTTCGCGAACTCTGCAAGGAGCTCCTGCGCAGGGATCTCGGAATTCGCTTCCACACTCCTGACCTCGAAGAAAACTGAATCTCAACCCCATAGCCCATACACGGGTTATGGGCTTTGACCGCATATTTTACATAGTGAATAATGAGAACTAACCACTCCTGAAAGGACCACAATCATGCTCACATTCATCTACGACGCATCTGTCACTGCGCTTGGCTTCACGCTCGCTATGACTGCCTGGTATTTCATCGGAGCGATTTTGGTTACGATTTTCAACGCCAATACGCGTAATACTCGCGTGTTGAAGAATCCGAAGTCGCCGACCAGGACTGCTCTGTTTGTCCTACTGGTAAGTATACCGGCCTGCCACCTGTACAATTCCGCCGTCGCCCGCATCGTCTACGGACAATGATTCTTATACCTATACACCATACCCGGTGTATAGGCTTTCAATCGTCAAAATAGGAGTCATTATGCTTGCTGTAGTCGTGACATTTACACTCATGCTAGCGCCTTTTGTTATCCTGCTCGGTCTATGGGTACTAGCGCTCATTGCTGAGTACACTATGAACCCGGTGATTGAGCTCGTTGAAGAGTACCGCAAAAAGTACTCGCATACTAATGAGAACTAACCACTCAAGAAAGGAACTCACCATGTCCAACTCGACCGAACTCGAAGAGACCACCCCGAAGACCCCTCTCTCGGACCGCATTAAGTCGGTCGCCGAAAAGAGCATCCCGGTTGCTAAGGTTGCTGCCCTTAGCTCCGTCGCAATCTTCTTTGGCGCCATGACCGTTGCTGGTCTGCGTGCGTCTTCGGACTCCTCCGACGACGAGTGACACGCTCCTCTGAGAATACTCTCACCTATAACCCCTAACCCGGGTTATAGGCTTTCGCATATTTTACTAGGGTCCTAATGAGAACTATCAACTCTCTGAAAGGAACTCCCATGTCCGTCAAGCTCATCAATATCACTGATCTTGTCACCTGCGCTCTCATCGCGCTCGCTGGAGGTTACTACCTCGGATTCACCGGTGCTACTAATCACTACAAGCACCTCTTCCGTACGTCATACACTTCCGACGATCCCGCTGAAGTCGATAAGGCTACCAAGACTCTTTGTCGTAAGCTGCACCTCAAGGTACAGTACCCCGACGAGAACTGATCTCAACCCTATACACCATACACGGTGTATAGGCTTTCCCATGAAAAGGACTTCATCATGCATTTTTTCGGAATTATTCTATTCGGGCTTGTAATTCTACTATTGATCATATCGGAATACTACCTTAAAAGTATGTACGCAGAACTCGAGATTCTCAGAGCCGAAAATGAAACACTCAAACGGAAACTGGACGAACTCACAAGGAGCTAATCATGACTGAACGACGTATCCTCGACATCAAAGACACAGACCTCTCAGTCCCTGACGGGGGCCTCATCTCCATTTCGCTGGCTCACTCTGCGCCTGTCCGCCCAAACCAGATCGAGACGACTGCACTCGGTGTGCTCATTGGCAAGTATTTCGACGGAGTCCCTGTTAGGCTGATTGAAAAGACCCTAACATATCACGAGGATATTACCTTCGTAAATGGCGCAGGTAAGCGTGTGACGATCACTCGGGATGAGGCTGACAAGCCCGAATCCCAGTATGCGATTGTCCCATTCCGGCTTGTCATGACTGACCGCCGCCGAGCATTCGTCAAGAACATTGTGATCGTCGATGATCTTGAACGCAGCCACCCGTATATTCTTGTCGACTCTCTGGCAGTCGGCTCCGACCCCAATTTCATTCCTATTTCTGCAAGCTCTATTCTCGGGCTCGACCTGACCACCTACATCCTCTCCCTCTGATTTCAAGAAAGAAGCACACCATGTCCATCAAGAACACCATCAAGTTTGCCCTTAACTGGGTTAAGACCCACCCGCAGATCCTCATCACGGGTTTGGGTATCGCAGCCTCAGTAGCGACGGCCATCACTTCGGGTAAGGCACACGCCAAGGCCATTGCCAACGATAACGGTGTGTCCAAGAACCTGCTTGATTTCACCAAGCGCAACTGGATGACCTACGTACCGGCCGCTATTTCGCTGGGTGTTACGATCTTCGCGATTGTCTCGCTGCACAATGTCTCGTACAAGAAGTACCAGGCGCTGGCTGCCGCATACTCTGTTTCGCAGATGAACCTGACCGAGCTTCGCGAGAAGGTCGTGGAGCAGGTCAAGGTCCTCAAGGAGGGGGGTAAGACCTCTGAGAAGAAGGCTGCTCAGAAGGAGCTGCCCGAGGGCTCGATGGTTATTTTCGGTGACGAGGAGGTCCTCTGCAAGGACGCAATCACCGGACGTACCTTCCGTTCGACCCCTGAGAAGATCCGTGCCTACTGCAACAACATCTCGGAGGACCTGCTGAACTTCGGTCCCTGTCCTCTGAACGACTTCTACACACAGATTCACATTGGTGAGACGGGCATCGGCGACGAGCTGGGCTGGGATGGCGGCGTGACCATCAAGCCTGAGTTCCGCCCCGTACTCCTGCCCTCTGGTTCTCCCGCGGTTGAGGTTGCACTGACTCCTGCTCCTCAGCCGAACTGGTTCAAGATCGGTTGAAGAGCTGTGACTGAGGTCACTTTCACGGATGAGCCGATCGAATACGGTGATCCTCCGAAATTCTGGCCGAGCAGGAAAAACAGTGATCCTAGTGAGAACTAACCACATATGAAAGGACTCATCATGTTCTCTCTTGGAATTCTGCTCGGTTTCCTCGGCGTTAATTACGCCCTTGACCCCGTTCGTCTTCGTAAGAAGCAACAGAAGAACTCTTCACGCTGAATACGTCTCGCCTATACGCCTTACCCGGCGTATAGGTTTAGAAAACACGGGCTATGATGAGAACCAAACCCTATGAAAGGACTCATCATGAACTCCAACACCATCAAGACCTACGCCCTCATCGGAACATCCCTCGTTTCCGTTGCATTGCTTTACAGGAACTTCTACCTTGCTGGCCTCTTGGTAGGCATGCAGCGTGCTCGAGATAAGGCCGTTGATTCGGCCATCGAGTACTCGTGCAACGACTACCTCAATATGATCAACCAGCTTTCGGAAGCCTGCGAAGCGCAGGAAACTCCACAGGACGATCTGATGGCTATTTTTGATATCGTGAATTCGTCCCACTGATATCTCACCCCCATACACCTTACACGGTGTATGGGCTTTCTCGAAAGGAAAACTGATCGTGAAGCGATCACTTGCATCTATTGGTATCGCAGCAGCTCTTATCTGCGGTACCGCGGCTCCAGCCCTTGCCGAGGGAGAGCCGATTAACGCAAACATCACCTCCATTTCCTCTGGCAGTTCCCAGGTCTCGTCTCCTGTGACTGTCAAGGGAACTTGGTCCACCAAGAAGCTTGAAGTCGGACAGACTTTCAAGGTCGAGTCGACCGCCATTAATTGGGCGTACGACTTCCCCTTCACTGTTGACTCCGGTGACAAGATCGGTGACTGCAAGGCTGATAAGGGTGTTCTCACCTGCATGGTGGATAACGTCCCCGAAGCCCTTGCCGCCAAGACCGATATTTCGGGCACCTGGTGGACCAGTGCGCGTCTTCAGGAGTCGGTCGTCGGCAAGAAGACGGGTGAGATCTCGATCGCTGGTCGAGCCTACTCGTTCGCCTTTGGCGACAAGGACTGGGATAGCGCCTGTGACAGCGACTGCAATGGTGGTCACTACGAGGATGCTAAGCCGGAGAACTCGAAGTGGGGATGGGTCAATCCTGACGGTACCACCTCTTGGATGATCACCTGGATTGCGGAGGGCGGAGTCAAGTACTCTGTCCACGACGGGTACACCAAGCTCAGCACCTCTGTTAAGTGTGCTAGGGGCGACACCTGGGATCCCAACACTTCTGTATACATCACCGCAGTCCGAGTTAATGACTACACGATTGAATTCACGGCTCCCGAGGGCGTGAAGACGTGTGTTACATACACTCCTGAGCCGATGGCCACTCCTGCTGGGTCTAAGACCGCAACTAACATCGCCACGGTTAACGGACTCAAGCTCGAGCGTACGATTGATGTGAAGGTCGATGGTGGAACCAATGGTGATGGGACGACCCCCGCTCCAGCACATAACCCGTCACCTTCTCCCAGCACGCCCAAGAAGCCTGTCCCGCTGGAGCAGGTTCCCACTCAGAAGCCAACGACTACCCCCACTGCAAAGGCTCCTGAAGCTCAGCCCAGCAAGCCTACCAAGCTTGCTAAGACCGGAACTAACGCAGAAAATGCAGCAGTTCTGGTCATCATGATCGCCGCGATCGGCGCGGCGATCTACATCTTCTCCATTTCTCGAAAGGAAAACAACTGAAATGCAGACTGTCAAGGTTACCTACACAAACTTCTTCGGTGAGCAGGTCGAGGAGCAGCTTCATTTCCACTTGAGCAAGAGTGAGCTCATGGATATGGAACTCCAGCGTACGCCGCTTTCGGCCAAGATCGCAATCGTGAACGGTGGAGAAGCTTCGGCCATGGACGCATACAAGCTCCTCTGTGAGTTTGTCTCGAAGGCCTATGGCGAGAGGTCTGAAGATGGTCGACGTTTCTTCAAGGACGATCGTGCGACGAAGGCCTTCATGGCTTCGCCCGCGTTCGACGCCATTCTGGACAAGCTGTCTTCCGACCCCAAGTTCTCTACCGGATTCCTTGTGGGTCTCTTCCCTGAAGACATCATGGGCAAGGCGAAGAAGCTCATCGATGAGAACCCGAACGCTTCTCTCGAAGAGCTCAAGAAGCTCGCCGAGGCAAACTGAGGAAACCCGATGGCAGACATCATCCCCATCGAGCCTACTCGACCCGAGGTCTCCCTCCCTGGCAACTCAGACAAAGCCAAGGAGGGGGCCTCCCCCGAGAAAAAGGTCATCGCTAAGGCTAAGGTCCAGAAGAAGTCTCGTATCAAAGAGGCTCTTGCGACCTTCTTCGCTCAGGATCTCCCGGAGATTGCTGAGCATCTCGTAGTGGATGTCGCTATTCCGGCGGCAAAGAATGCTATCACCGATATGGTGACACAAGGCATTCAACAGCTGCTGTATGGTCAGGTTGACCGGCGTCGTCCGACTACAGGTTACACGTCATATTCTAGTTCCTCCCGTGTAAGTTACGGGGGATCTAACTACCGTCCGCGCGAACGAGATCGCGCACCACGTCAACCCAAGCCGACAAGCGTTGACGACCTCGTGTTCGATACACGTGGTGAAGCTGTCGATGTCATCGAGTATATTGCTGACACAATCGAGCAATACGGTCAGGTCTCAGTTGCAGATCTGATGTCTTCTGTCGGCATCCAGCCCCGATACACTGACGAACGCTGGGGCTGGACGTCTACTGACGCCTTCGAGCTTCGTCAAA